AATAGACGGAATTGAAGCATATAAGACTATAGAAGAAGCAGAAGCTAAAGCTTTAGAGCAAGGTTGTCAAGGGTATCACGAACATGAAGAAGATGGAGAGATTTGGTATATGCCATGTGAATCTCACGAGAAAGCAAGTCTATCAGATGAAGAAACAAAAGTTGAGCTAACTTGTTTAGCACATGAACAAGAAAATGACTTTGAGGTAGCAGAAGAGCTTATAGCTTTAGGAGAAGATTTTCCTGAGAAAGGGTGGGAGCTAATTGATGAAGCTGATGTAGATTATGAAACAGAAGATGGATTAGATGATCTTATGACTGAATTAAATACTAAACCTAAAAGTTTTTTTAGTAAAGTTTGGAATTTTGTAGTAAGTACTGGAAGCCCATTTCCTAACAGCCCTAGCGATCAAGATAAAAAAATAGGAGAAGAATATTTTAAAGTAAGATATTATTATAGCCCTAAAAAAGTGTCTGAAAATGCAAGAAAGTTTTGTAGAGCAATGGTTAACGCTAATAAAATTTACAGAAAAGAGGATATAGTTAGAATGGAAGATAGAAATGTAAATTCTGGATGGGGTCCTAATGGATCAAATTTTTATTCCATTTGGATCTGGAAGGGTGGAGGTAACTGCCACCATCGCTGGAGAAGATTAACTTATAAAAGCGATAGCGCTAAAATAAATGTAAAAGCTACACAAGATCTAATAACAACTAGAAGAGCTAGACAAGATGGTTATAGAGTAAACAACGACTATAGAGTTTCTAGAAAACCAATGAATCTACCTAACAAGGGATTTTTACCTAATAACCCTCAAGGATTTTAACAAAATAAAGAACTAGAAAATGGCTAAAGCATTATTTGTAACAACTAAAGACATAAAGAGATATTCAGTTCTCTCAGGATCAGTAGATCCAGACAAGTTCATATACATGGTAGAGATATCTATGGACACAGAAGTTCAAAATTTTATGGGAACTAAACTATATGAACAAATACAAGGCTTGATCCTAAACAATGAAATTAATTTACCTGCTAATGATAAATTTAAGCAGCTTTTAGAGACTTATTTAAAACCTATGACTATTTACTGGGCTTTAACTTATTACATGCCCTTTGCTGCTTATACAGTAGCTAATGGAGGTGTTTATAAACATCAATCAGAAAGTAGTGAATCAGTATCTAAAGAAGAGGTAGATTATTTAACAAACAAATACAGAGATATAGCACAATTTTACACAAATAATTTTGTAAGTTATATGTGTTTTAATCAAAATCTATTCCCTGAATATAATGCTAACACAGAAGACGATTTCTTTCCAGCTGGAGAAGATAGTTTTGGAGGGTGGGTTTTATGAGATATAAACAAAAAAAAGAGAATATTGTAAAGTTAGTACAATATCTAAAAAAGAAATATGTGGACACAAACGAACACGCTAAACGTAGAAATAAATTATGAGTATAACAGCGAACACATCAAATTGGGGTTTAGTTTATAGTTATTCTTGGTGGGGAACTGCGCAGAATGATGTAGAATGGGGAGATGATTATTACGTTTCTTATTTGGAATCAGATTTAAGACGTAGAGTTTCAACGTATGAGAATAACACAATGACTATTCAATTGTTAAACGACTTAAAAGAATGTTATGAGTAATTTACTACAAAAAGCAAGTATTGTAACCACTCCAACAGCTTATGGTGTAGGTGTGTTAAATTCTATTAAACCAGCTTATGCTTTAGGCGAAAATCTTGTAATTAATGGAGATTTTTTAACTAATACGATTGAAGGCTGGGATAATTGGGATAATCTTACTTTACCACAAAATACTTCACAAAACAATGGTTATGGCATATTAGATAGCACAAATGGAACTTGTGATGCAAGGCAAAATGTAACAGTTGTAGCTGGGTATAAATATAAGATTACTGCAACAATGTATCAAGATTCTGGAGCAAATGGTAAATTTTATATGTCTGATGGAGCTAACTATAGTTATGCTTTTGGTCATTTTCAAGCTACTGAAACAGAAACAACATTTAGTAAAGTTGTACAGCCAACACAAACTACTATTAGACTTTATGCTTACAACACAGGAAATAATAAAGCATATTACAAAAATATAAAAATAGAGCAAGTAACAGACGCTGATTTCGACTTCACAAGAACATCAAGTGCCGTACGAGTTAATCCAGATTACTTAATAGAAACAGTATCTATAAACTCTGCTAATTTAGTACAGAATGGAGACTTTAGTGAATTAGGAAGCGAGTTAATAACTAATGGAGATTTTAGTAATGGAGGTGCAAATTGGAGTTATAACATTAATCATTGGAGTTTTAACAATGAAAGAGCAGATTGTAATGGAACTCAAACTGGATTATCGTATTTAAATCAATCTGGAGCAATAGTGTCTGGAAAAATATATGAAGTAACTTACGAGGTAACATCTATTACTGCTGGAGAAATTAGAGTTTTTGTAGGAGATGTAAGTGGTTTAGCAAGAACAACTGTTGGAGTTTATACTGAATATATAACTGCTACAAGTACTAATTTTTGGTTGAGAGCGAGTTCTACTTTCGTTGGCTCAATAGACAACGTATCAGTTAAACAAGTAGACCCTAATAATTATTGGATTACGGAAGCTGGTTGGACTATTAGTAATTCTGAAGCAAATAGAACTAATACAGGTACTTATACAGCTTTGCAACAAAATGTATTAACATCTGGTAAAACTTACGATTTTAGTATTGAATTAAAATCTGTTACAAGTGGTTCTATTTTTGGTATAAGATTAGGTACTAATTATATATTACAAGGAGTTTTATCTTCAGCTGGTGTTTATACAGCAAGAGGAGTTGCAAATGCCTCAACTTTATCTATAATGGGCGACCCATCTTTTGAGGGGTCAATAGACAATATATCATTAATAGAAATACAAGATAACGGAGTACCAAGATTAGATTATACTAATGGAACTGCAAGTATTTTACTTGAGCCACAAAGTACTAATTTAATAACTGATTATTTAGGTGCATCTTGGTCTACATTTAACGGAGCTTCAATTACAGCTAACGATTCAACTTCTCCTGAAGGCGTTGTTAATGCTACAAATATAATTTATGGTGGTACTTCTAATGAGTTAATACAAAAAAGCTCAATTGCTATTACATCAGGTGTAACATACACTATTTCAGGTTATTTTAAATTAAAAAGTGGTTCTCTATCAAGTAGCAATAATGATTTTAAGGGTTTAGATGGGTTAAATGGTGGAGGTATTGGAAGCTCTACTTTTAACACAATAAATAATACTTGGAAGAGGTTTAGCTTTAGCTCTACATCATCAACTACTTCAGGAAGAATACAAATCAAGTGTGAAGATAGTGTAGAAATACTTATATATGGCTTACAATTAGAAGAACAATCATATCCTACAAGTCTAATACCAACAGACGGCTCAACAGTTACAAGAGCAGCAGAAACCTTAAACAACGCAGCTAATAGCGACTTATTTAATCCTAATGAGGGAGTTTTATATATAGAAACAGCTGCTTTAGCTAATGATGGAACTACTCGCCAAATTTCATTAAGCGATGGGTCAAGTTCTCAAAATAAAGTTTCTATTTTATATTTATCAACCACAAATGAAATAAAAGCATTTATTAGAGGTGGTGGTGCAGTTTCAATGAATTTAAGTTTTACATTAAACAATGCTTTAGGATTTAATAAAATTGCTTTAAAATATAAAGTAGATGATTTTGCATTGTGGGTTAATGGAACAGAAGTTTTAACAGATAATTCAGGAGCAATACCTACAGGTTTATCAGATTTAAGTTTTGATGATGCAGATGGAACGCAACCTTTTTACGGTAAATGCAAAATGGTAGCAGTATTTAAAGAAGCATTATCAGATACAGAATTAGCTTGTTTAACAAGTACAAACAACAGAGAAATATTTTTAAATTATTATTATAGAATGCAGTATGTAGGAGCAAATACAGAGGCTTTAAGCTGCGCAGAACAAACTTTTAACATATAATTATGGCAACACCAAGTATAGCAATGATACCATCTGCTTATGCAGATTCTAAAGTATATTCAGTACTTCCTAATAATGGAGATGGAGACTTTACTTTTAATAGAGATAGCTCTGCTACAAGAGTAGGACAAAATGGACTAATACAAACAGTAGGATATTTTGGCAGTGAATTAGTTACTAATGGAGACTTTGCTACAAATAGTGATTGGACTTTAGAAACTGGATGGACTATTAGTGGTGGTACTGCAAATTTTTCTGGTGGAACTGGAAATAAAGCAATGTATCAAGCAGCTGGAATAACAAATGGTAAAACTTATAAAATACAATACGAAGTTTCTTCTATTTCTGCTGGACAAGTTGCTGTAAGATTTGGTGGTATGTCTGGAGTAGATGAAATAACAGCAACAACTATTGGAACTTATACAGGATATATAACTGCAACTGGAAGTGCAAATGGTAATATTCACATAGAAGATAATGATAATAATTTTGTTGGCTCAATAGACAATGTATCTGTACAGGAAGTATTAGGAGACCAACCAAGACTAAACTACGATATATCAAATGGAGTAGTACAATCTTGTCCTTCGCTTTTGTTAGAACCAGCTTCTACAAATCTAATTACTTATTCAACACCAATTAATTCTTCACCTTATAGTTATTCTGGAGGAGGAGTGGGTGTTGCACCAACATATACTGCTAATGCTGGAATCTCGCCAGACGGAACATCAACTGCAGTTAAGCTATTTTTTGATATAAATGGTGGTACTACATCAAGTGATTTAAGCCAATTCGCATATACTGGTTCTGCATTAACAGGGGATTATACGAGTTCTTTTTATTTAAAAAGTTCTGATAGCAATTCATATACAGTTACATTATTAAACACTAATGGCATAACAAGTGAAGCAGTAATAACTCCAGAATGGCAAAGATTTACATTATATAATGGGGGTGGTACAACATCTACAAATTTAATTAGAATTAGATTAAGAGGTAATGAAAATACATCTAATACTGCATCGTTATTAGCTTGGGGATTTCAACTTGAAAATCTGGCATACGCAACAAGTCTAATTCCTACAGCTGGAAGCTCACAGACAAGAGCTGCTGAAACTTGTAATGGTGCTGGGAATGCTTCTACGTTTAACGATTCAGAAGGAACTATATATTGGGAAGCAAGTGCTTTAGCTGATGACTTTACCGATAAAAGAATTTTTTTATCAGATGGAACAATGAATAATTATGTAGCAATAGGTTATTCAAGATTTGCTGGAAATATTATTGCTGAAATGATTTCTGGAGGAGTTTTACAAACGTCTTCTTTTGGAGCAACTGGAGTTACTAAAACCAACAACAATAAATATGCTTTAGCTTGGGGTAGTGGAACAATGAAATTTTATGTAAATGGGACTCAAACAAATACAGAGTCTGTTACATCTCCTACTGGTTTAAATGTATTAGAGTTTAATACAGCAGTAGATAATTTATTTATGTATTCCAACACAAGAGATTTAAGAGTATATAACGAAGCATTAACAGATACACAATTACAAACATTAACAACTTTATAATATGAAAATTAGTAAATACGAGTTTAACTCACAATCAGACGCAGAATCTAAAATAGCTGCTTTACCACACTCAACAGACGAAGATGGTAACAACTACCCTACGCACAAACACACTATTGTCAAATTAGGACACATAGTAGTAGAGCAAGGAGAATATGATGCAGATGGAGAAGAAACTAAAGCACCTGTATTATCAGACAAATATTGCGTGGATGTACTATGGAAAGATTTAGAAGAAGTAGATGAAGATGGGAATGTTACTGTTGACCATCCCTATGGTTGGAAGTCTAAAGCTATTGATTTAGATGATGAAGGAGTACACGGATTTTTTGGAGTTAAATATCAAGATAATAAACTATAATGCCAATACCAAAACCTAAACCAGCAGAAAAACAAAGCGATTTTATGATTCGTTGTGTACCTATGCTTACACCTTATCACAAAAAAGACCAAGCTATAGCTATATGCTATGATGCTTTTAATAAAGTAGAATTAGAAAGTTATAATGATTATCCTGATGGTGCTGTAAACAATGCTAAAAGAGCTGTTGAATGGAAAAAAAAGAATGGTAGTGATTGTGGAACGCAAGTTGGATGGACAAGAGCTGGACAATTAGCAAGAAGAGAAAAAATAAGTAGAGATACAATATCAAGAATGGCAAGTTTTAAAAGACATCAACAACATAAAGATGTACCTTATTCAGAAGGATGTGGAGGATTAATGTGGGATGCTTGGGGTGGAAGTGCTGGTGTTAATTGGGCTATAAGTAAACTTAAAGAAATAGACAAAAAATGACAAAAATAGGAGAAGATACAAAGCTAACATTAGACTTAAAAACTATAGGAATGATAGTAGGTTTTACAATAAGTTTAGCTACTACTTACTTTACATTAAAGTCTGAAATTGCATTAGCTATGGAATTACCTGAAGCTGAAGTATCAAAAATAGAATTTTCTTATAAGGATGAACTTACAAGAAAAACCTTAGAGAACGCTGTCAATGATATGAATACAATCAAAGACGACGTTAAAGAAATAAAAGAACATCTTGATAAAATGGATGAGAGATTATATGAAATATCTAAAAAATAAATTATGTGTAGCGATTGCCCTATTTGCTTTTTCTGTAACTCATAGCCAGTCTTATAAAGACGACATAAGTGTTGTCTTATATACTGCTAAGTTTGTTAATGACGACTTCTCTTTAAAACCTTTTAGAGAACACAATATCAATACCTTTTATTTAGAAAAAGACAAAGAAGTATTTGCTAATGAAAAAATTATATTTCTTCCAACTATCTGTCTTTATAACAATGGAGAGTTAATTGAAAAAATAGAAGCTGGTATTTCAATGGAATTACCAAAAAGCACCAAAGAAAGATTACAAGAATATATAGACGAATTATTAGAAGATAGATTTTGAAAGCACTTATACTACTTTTACTATTAGAAATACCATTCGATAAACAATTACATACTGTTAGTGGAATGTTTAGTAGTTCAGTAGGTTATGAGTATGTTTGGGAAAGAACAAAAGACAGAAAAAAATCTGTTATAGGAGGTATAGCTACTTCTATATTGGTAGGAACTTTAAAAGAATTAATAGATTCTAAACAATCAGGTAATAAGTTTGACCATCAAGATTTAGTTGCAACTGCAATAGGAGGTACTATTTTTACATTAACTATAAATATATTAAACAAATGAGAAAAATATTATTAGTATTATTATTAATTAGTTTTAACACACAAGCTCAATTGCTAAAGAAGATATTTAAGTATTCTACAGCTTACGGAGCATATAGTCAAAGCAACTCTATACAAGGGGATAAAACATTTTATGTAACTCAATCAAGCGAGTTAATAGAAACAACACAAAGAAACCCAGCAGACGAAATAAAAACATTTGGATTTAGAAAACTTGCACATTTTGGTTATGAAGATAAAGAAAGGTTCTATGATGGAGAAGAACAAAACAATAGTTTAAATTCTAACATAGGAAATGTAAAAGGATTAGAATATTTATTTGAATACCAAGAAGGTAAACAACAAGGCAGAGAATTTAACAATAAACAATTCTTTGTTCGTTATTTATCTAAATGGTGGATAGCCAAAGCAGAGGCTAATAAAAACGAGTTAGTTGACATAGACTACAAATCAGCAGATTTAAGAGTTAGAATACCTTTAGGAAAGAAACTATCTTTAAGTTTAGGTGGTGTATATAGAACTTATGATAAAGCATACGGAGTTAATCCAATACAAAAGTATTTAGAGGATAATGCTTGGTATACATTAAGCTATGAGTACTTTAATCATACAGACCAAGTATATGAATGGGAAAGTTTATCTACAGGAGAAACAGGATATGATTACTTTTGGTATGATGCAGAAGGTACTTTGTTAAGTAATTCTGATTTAGATTACAGAAACAACATATACGGACAATTAGTAAACCAATACAACGCTGAACAATTAGCACTTATAGGAAGTTTCGCTGATATATCAACAGTTATCGGTTTAGATTTTTATCATTACAGAAAAAACTTCTGGTTACACGCTTACGGAAATATATTACCTCAACATACATTACATAAAGGAGACGAAAGATATTCTTACGGAAACTTCATAGGAAAAGATAATTGGATAGATTACAAATATGGAGGAGTATTTGGAGTCAAGATAAGCAAGAAATTAGGATTATTTAGTGAGATAACTATGCAAAGATATTGGGATAGAGAAATTAAAATTATTAAAGCTGGCATTAACTTTAAATTATAATAGATGACAAAGAATTTTACTAAAGAAGAATTTGATTGCAATGACGGTAGCGAGATGCCTATAAATGTTTATCATAATATAGTTAAGGTTGCTAATCAATTACAATATTTAAGAAATGAGTTGGGTAAACCAATTCACATAAATAGTGCATATAGGTCAGAAGAATATAATGCAAAAATAGGTGGAGTAAAAACATCACAACATATTATGGGAAGAGCAAGTGATATAGCTGTTAAAGGAATGACACCTTTAGAAGTTTATAACACAATAGAAAGACTTATAGAAAACGGAGATATGTTACAAGGAGGTTTAGGTTTATACGACACATTTGTTCACTATGATATTAGAGGAACAAGAGCAAGATGGGATTATCAAAAAAAATTATAATATGTTATTAGGATTTAGTTTTACAGTAGATAGAGGTTTATTATTTGGTTGGGAATATTACCCAGCATTAGACGAAGAAGACAACGAAGAGTTAAATATTTATTTAATATTTATTTGTATTCACTTTAAATGGGGATATGAAGAAGAAATTTAAAGATACAAAAGTAGGTCAGTTCTTGCTAAACAATGGTTCAGGCATAGTAAACACTCTTGGAGATGCATTACCTGATTCTGGTGTTTTGGGGTTAGTTAAAGGGCTTATAGACAAAGACGAGTCATTACCACCAGAAGATAAAGAAAAGGCTTTAAAACTGCTTGAAATGGATATGGTAGAGATGCAAGAGATATCTAAGCGTTGGAGTAGTGATATGACAAGTGATAGTTGGTTAAGTAAAAATACCAGACCTATGACACTTATATTTTTAACTGTTTCTATGGTATGTTTAATATTATTAGATAGCTTCAACATTAACTTCGAAGTAAATACTGGTTGGGTAGATTTACTTAAATCTCTGTTAGTAACTGTTTATGTAGCATACTTCGGTTCTCGAGGTGTAGAAAAGTTTAAATCAATTAAGTAGCCAGATAAATTTGAATATTCTTCAGATATCTTTATATTTCTAATTTAATATTTATTTATGTTGTTATATATATTTATCTTTCTTTATATTTATTTATGTATTTATTTATATAAAAATACTAATAATTAAAAAATGTTAAAGTTATTACTTTTTTTTTTAATAAAAAAATGCTATATTTAGACTATGAATATTTCAGTAAAAATAAAAAGGTACGATAATCAGAGTGAATATTATGACTTAAAGCTTTCTACATACAAAGAAAGTATTGAAGGTAAATTTACTAAAGAGGACTTACGTTATTTAATTGAGCAAATAGACAACGAGATAATATAATGGCTAAAAAACCATCAAGAAAAACATTAGTTAAAAAACTTGATAAAGTATTTAGTCAATATATAAGAAGAAGATTTGCAGTAAATGAGATAGCTAAATGTGTTACTTGTGGCAAACAAGCACATTGGAAAGATTTACAAGCTGGTCATTTTATGAGTAGGAAACATTACTCAACACGATGGGATGAGATTAATGTACAAGTACAATGTAGTGGGTGTAACGTATTTAGATACGGAGAACAATTTAAATTTGGAATGTATTTAGAACAAGCATATGAAAAAGGAACAGCAGAACTAATGCATAATAAAAGTAGAGAGATAACAAAGTATAGTGATATACACTTAAAAGACTTAATAGAATATTATAATAAATTACTAACTAACTTAAAATAATTTCTTGTTTTGTTTTGTTTTCTGAAAGGGGTTTACTTAGGTAAGCCTCTTTTTTTTATTAATAATTTTGTTAATTAAATTATTTGTATTATATTTACATATAACAAAAAAACAAACAAATGAAATACGTAATTGTAACAAGAGAAGGTAATCAGTCAAGACCAATAGAT